CCACGACTTCACAGGTAAGAGATGACAAAAATTTGTGCTTGAATTTCTTTCCTTCCATATTGGTATATTTTAAAAGATTAAAAGAATGATTATCAGAACGAACACGATACCCACGAACAACCGCCAAACAAGGGCGAGAATGAACCGTGCCACGAAGTAAAACAGGAGTACGGCAAACAGTAAAGCGAAAAACTGCCCTGCGGTGGTGGTGAAAAAGTAAATCACCACAGACCAAAGTATAAGGCGGTAAATCAGTTTTGAAATGAGTATCGTTTTCATGTTCTTGGGTGTTGTGGGCGAATTGCTCCGCCCTTGTTAGTATTTAGGCACAGAATACAAAACCGTCAAGGAACTTGTAACCGTCATTGAACAAATCACGTGCGAAAGCTGCGTAATCAAAATAGTTGAGAACAAAATCGGATAGTTCGTAACATTGTTCTATTACTTCACGGGCGTAATCTTCTTCCTCGTCATACTTCCCGATATATTCATCATTGAATTTTCTTACAAGGTCGTCCGCATCGACTTTGCTTAAATCCCTGCTCTCGTAATCAAGCCAAGCGGAAAAGGCTTCCTGCTCGTTTGTGTCCATATCTTCCACTTTATCCCGTAACTCGAAAAACATATCTGAAATCCAACTTTCGCAAACAAGTTCTTCGGGTATGTTTTCTCTATCTTGAAACATAAATTCGGGGTCGTCCTCGTCCTTGTGGAGTTCCTTACACGCTTCCAAAAATTCGTCCTTGTCGGCAAAATCGGAGAGGTCGAACCATTTGCCGAAAAGTGACCCTGCGTTGTATTTGGCGTAAGTACCTACGTAAATCGCTGCTTGTGAAAAATCTGCTGCCATAACTCAAAAAATTAAAATTGTTACTACTTGTTTTTGTTATCATCGCTTGTCGCCCCAACCCAATTTTTTCCCTTGGCTGATTGGGAAGAACATTGACAATAATTGAAACGGAAAAGGCGAATTGCAACCATCTGAAAAAATGGTAAATACTACCCGTAGGGTGGAGATTTGGCATTTTTGCGGATTTGCTTTCGACTCCGCCTACCTTCGTCAATGTTTTTCCAATCAGCTTAGGGAAAAATAGCCTTCCAGTAGATTAAATGAATGATAGATTACTTATCGGTACAGGATGGGAAAGTTTTGTTTTGAGAACCGGGAACTCCGGTTTCCGGAAAAGAAAGAAATATACGGGTTGGTGATTGCGGGGTGGAAAGACAACTCTTTGCCACGCAAGTATTCTTCTTTTGCCGATTTATCGGGTTAGAAAGAAGTGTACTTGTGTGGCAATGTGTTGTGCGGGTTGGCGAGGTGCTTTTCGTCCGGTTTACGGTAAACGGACGTAGCAATCAGCTATCCGGCTTTTGCGGATGGCCGTGCGAAGGTAGTGGCGGAAACGGGACGAAAGTTCCGCAGACAAAGGATTATCCTGTTAGTCACGGCAAAGCCCCAAAAAGGAAAATAACGGTTGGAAAAAACGGGTAAGACAATAAGGGGCTGCCGGGACAAACATCAGGGGAACTTATTCGGACGGGATGGCGCACGGAAAGTTTCGACGGCAGGCGAAGCTCCGGGTGACAGCACGGACGGATGTGTTCCGTTTGTCCTGCCCGGCTTTGCGTTCCCCTTCTGGCATGTAGCCTGCCGGAGTGCTTGAAGGGGAACGGGAAGCAGGGACAGACCTATACCGCTTACGGGTGGGCGGGAATAAATGCAATAAAATTGAAGGTGGTTGAATTAAAATGGCTACATTTGTAATATGGATAATAAAGCGATACATTTAACTGCAAAATCTGTAAAGCTATGATTATGGGTATATTATTATTGCTGGTTGCCAATATATTGATAATGATAGGGTGTCTGATTAAACGGAAGTTTAAGGCATCGTTATTATTGTCGATACCCGTTATTATTTTCATATTGGTTGTTACGTGGTTTTTTACACCGGTTCCGGTTAGTCTTGGAATAGTAAAATTGCCTGTGATAGAATTTGTCAAAGTGAGGAATATAATTGAAAACGACAGTCTGTACGTTGATGTTGAACATGAAAGCGGGGTAATTGAACTTTTAGCGGATAAAAGGCTTGAAAAGGCGGTAAACGGTGGTCTGTTGCGACTTGTCGGTATGGATAGACCGGATTTCAGTTATGAAAACACTTATGAAGACACTTCATCCAAAGATATAATCCTATGCTCCGAGAATACTTCTTTTGTAAGGGAAGAAAATGGCAAATACTTATATCTGGTTGCGTTTCATCCCGAAGTTTCCACGTCAGAATTTCAATCTATGGAGGGGAATATTTGCTGTAAGCTGTTTTTTGTGCAAATGTTCTCGCCTATTTATGCAACAAACGGAATAACCGTTCCTTGCGATAGCTTGCGCAAGGTCGTTATTCCGTAATCTCCAATCGTTTATTATTCCTGTTCGTCCTCGAAAGCGATAGTCTTGGCAAGGAACAGACCGATTACGAATTTCGCTCCGTGTTCGATCAGTTTGCGCTTCGTTTGAATGAATCCCTCTCCAGTCGTCAATAAGTCGTCTATTAGCAGGCAACATTTACCATTGAAATATTCGGGATGGAACTCTAAGTTGGCGGTCTTGTCCTGCCCGTGCGTACCTTTGAGTTGGGGACGGTCTGCGGTCAGGGTGATGGCTTCGTAACCGTCGGCTACTCCGATGTCTGCCGAGAGTTTACGGCAAAACTCTTGGTAGCGGATGCGGTTCTTTTCACGGGTGGATGCGGGAATAGGTATCAGGACGGCACGGTGCTTGTTCTCCTGAATGACACGGATGCGACTGATAGCGATGGAAAAGAGTTTGACGGAGAGGTCTGTTACCTGCCCGGATTTGAATTTGAAAATAAGGTTGGAAATCTTCTTGCCCTCGAAGGTGATCTTGTCGTTACGACGGACGGGGCAATAGTCATACAGGTAAAGGCACAGGCTCCCGTCCAGACGGAAGAAACCTTGGAAACGGTTATCCAACGGGAAAAAGGCTTTGCGGAAATCCTTGAAGAAAGTAAAGATAAGTATGCTGTTCCACAAACGGGCTTCGTCCTCGCTGCCGGACTTCAAGTAATACATGAAACCTGCCAAATGACCGCTCTCGTACAAGCCCATGCCAATAGTGAGCCTTTCGTTGAAATCGCTCTGGCTGACGATGTACCAGCCGTAACGGGCGAACTGGGCTTCGTAATCGGAACGGGTTTCGAGAAGGAAATAGAATTTGCCGTCGTCCTCGAAACGGATCACGTACTCGCACCGGAGGGCGACCTTGCCTAAAATGCGGCGTTCTTCCTCGATGGTTTCGGGAATGGCAAGGAAGGTGTATTGTGCTACAAAAACGGGTTGTTCCATAGTTAAATGTATTGTTCTGTTGCAAAGGAATGGATTATCGGAGAACCGGACAATTAAAAACGGGGAAAATATGCTGGCAGCAAAAAAATATGTTGCCGTCTGCTTAGGTTTGCACCGCATGGGGCATGACAAAGTTACAAGCATGAAGCAAAGCACGGACAAGCGGTACATAAACGCACGGACACACCCGCAACAGTCTGTATATTTGCGGGAAACAGTAAATTATCAGATATGGAAATAGTGACTATCGAGAAGAAAACCTTTGAGGAAATGAAAAGTAGGTTCAACCAGTTCAGCGAGCATGTACGGCAGTTGTGTTCCCGGTACAGACCGCCGGAGAAAATGAATTGGCTGGATAATGCGGACGTGTGCGAAAAGCTGAACGTGAGCAAACGGACGTTGCAAACGTACCGTGACGGCGGACTGTTGGCATACAGCCAGATCAACCACAAGATATATTACAGGCTGGAAGATGTGGAAGCGTTTATAACGGCAATGAGCAAGGAACTGATAGAGGAAGAATAAGATGGAAGTGATAACAAAGGACATGGAAGAGGTACAGGCGTACTTTGAAGCTCTGGAACGGAGTATGAAGTACGTGGATAACGTGACGGCGAACTTCCGTCCGGCAATGAACGGCGAGGTGTACCTGACGGGGAAGACGTGTGCAGGATATTGCATATCACTACCCGCACTTTGCAGGACTACCGGGCGCAAAGGATTATCCCGTTCATTGCGTTGCCGGGCAAAACGCTGTATCGGCAATCGGACATATTGCGTATGCTGGAAGAAAACTATGTGCAGATGAAGCGAAAAAGCAAACGTGGGAAAAGTCCTACTTAACTTTTGAAGGCGGTGCATGGATAAATGTAGCAAAGGCAGGAACTTCCAAACGGAACTCCTGCCTTTGCTGCGTTTTGCCTTGCCGGAAGAAATCAGGCGGTTTCACGCAAGGCGGCTGTTTGCTGCTTCTTGACCTTCTTCTGTTTCTTGTCAAGGACTTTCTTCTGCATGGTTGCAAGGTTGGCGGAGATTGCACGGAAATCGGAGCTAACCATCTTGTTCGTTACCACTGCATAAATCTGTGTAGTGCTGATATGCTTGTGACCGAGTATCTTTGAAAGTGCCTCAATCGTACCGCCATTGCAGAGATAAACCGTCGTGGCAAAGGTATGACGGGAAAGATGGAAGGAAAGAAGTAATATGAGTAATGGAAACGAAAAGAAAGCATAACGCAATCTATTGGTAATTAGCTATTTCTCTATATTCTTCCACATAAAGGAAAAGCAAAAAAGCGAGGCTTATTGAGGATATTCGGTTACCAAATCGTTAGCAGGGCTGTTACCGATAGGGATAAGGTAACGAAGAGCGGATTAAATAATTTGAACCAGCGATATATTACACTGATTGTCATAGTTTTGCATATCGAAGAACGCTTATAAAACAGGTAAATTTGCCACTAAAAATATAAGCGTATGAAAGTAGAAAAATTCAAGGTTTTGCTCTACCTCAAAAAGAGCGGACTGGACAAGTCGGGCAAAGCCCCGATAATGGGGCGCATCACCGTTAATCGGACGATGGCGCAGTTCAGCTGCAAGATCTCCATCACTCCCGAACTGTGGAATCCCCGGGAAAGCCGTCTGAACGGAAAGAGCAAGGAGGCGGTGGAAGTCAACGCAAAAATCGACAAGCTGCTGTTGGCTGTAAACTCCGCATTCGACTCCCTTGTGGAACGAAAGACCGATTTCGATGCGACAGCAGTCAAGGAAGCCTTTCAAGGCAGCAAGGGGACGCGGATGACCTTGCTCAAACTCTTCGACAGACATATCGGGGAAGTCAGGGCACGCGTAGGCATCGATGTGTCTCACCGTACACTTCCCAACTACCTCTATACCCGCAGCCGTCTCGCTGATTTCGTCAGCAGCAGGTTCAAAGTATCAGACCTTGCTTTCTGCCAGCTCAACGAGCAGTTCATCCGGGAGTTTCAGGAATATGTCGTGATTGAAAAAGGATTGGGCGTCCAGACGGTACGCCATTATTTGGCCATCCTTAAAAAGATTTGCCGCATAGCCTTCAAGGAGGGATATTCGGACAAATTTTATTTTGAACACTACAAATTACCCAAACAGAAGGAAACAGCTCCAAGAGCGTTAAGCAAGGAGGATTTCGAGAAGATACGGGATATAGAGCTTACCGGATGCCGCCCGGAACACTCCCTTGTCAGGGACATGTTCCTTTTCGCCTGTTATGCCGGAACTTCGTATGTGGATGTAATAGCGATCACTCCCGACAACCTGTCAAGGGACGACAACGGGGCATTGTGGCTGAAATACCGTCGGGGGAAGAACGGGCAGTTGAGCCGTGTGAAGCTGCTGCCCGAAGCGGTAGCCCTTATCGAAAAATACCGTGACGATACACGGGGCACACTGTTTCCCGTAATCCCGTACCAGGCCCTTAAATGGTGTCTGACGAGCATCAAAATGAAAGCCGGTATCAAGGGGCGTCTGTCCTACCACATGGGACGGCACTCGTTCTCGACCCTCATGACCCTTGAAAACGGCGTACCTATCGAGACTGTCAGCAAGATGCTGGGGCACGCGGATATAAGGACCACCCAGGTGTATGCTCGTGTAACCCCTAAGAAACTCTTCGAGGATATGGACAAATATATCGAAGCGACAAAAGATTTGAAACTCATTCTCTAACCCTATAAATACAATTCGATTATGCGAAGCACTTTTTCCATTCTATACCGTGGCAAGGTCAAAACAGACGGAACTACTTCAATACTGTGCCGTATCACCATTGACGGCAAGAGCAGCGTATTTGCCACCGGTTATTACTGCAATCCCAAAGACTGGAACGCCAAAACAGGGGAAGTAAAGGATGCAAGGGCAAACAACCTCCTTGTCGGACTCCGTTCCAAAATTGAGACCTCATATTCCAATCTGTTGAAGGATGTGGGTATGGTCACGGCGGAAATGCTCAAGAACGAGATTACCCATGTAGCAACCGTTCCGGTCACATTGCTGAAAGCCGGGGAAGAGGAGCGGGAAAGACTGAGAATCCGCTCAGAAGTGATAGATTCGACCTCCTCTTACCGTCAGTCTAAATCCTCACAGGTATACCTGCACGAGTATCTGCTGTCGCTGGGTATGCGGGACATCGCCTTTGAGGACATTACCGAAGACTTCGGCTGGGGCTATAAACTCTATCTGAAAACCAAAGGCTGCGGGAATGGGCATATCAACCACTGCCTTACATGGCTGAACCGTCTTATCTATATTGCGGTGGACAGGGAGATACTCCGTTTCAATCCGCTTGCGGATGTCCCCTACGAGAAGAAACCGGACTACAAGTTGAAACACATAAGCCGGGCGGAACTGCAACGGATCATGGAGCAGCCCATGCCGGAGAGGTTACAGGAGCTTACCCGTAGGGCGTTCATCTTTTCAGCCTTCACGGGGCTGTCATATGTCGATGTAAAACGGCTTTATCCCTCGCATATCGGAACGACCGCGGACGGCAGAAAGTATATCCGTATCAACAGGAAGAAAACCGATGTGGAATCCTTTATTCCGCTGCATCCCGTAGCCGAACAGATATTGTCGCTGTATAATACCACTGATGACAGCAGGCCTATATTCCCCCTGCCCAAGCGTGACATGTTATGGTACTGCATACACGAAATCGGGATAGTGGCAGGAGTGAAAGAGAATCTCAGCTACCATGCGAGCAGGCATTCGTTCGGAACATTGACGCTTTCGGCGGGTGTGCCGATTGAGAGCATTAGCAAGATGATGGGGCACACGAACATAAGAACCACGCAGGGATATGCCAAAGTGACCGATGACAAAATCTCGAAAGACATGGACCGATTGATGGAACGGCGAAACGCGACGGGTGGTAACAGTCCGGTTGAAAAATAACGGACCGTCCCGGTCGTGTTCCGCTGTGATTCAAGATAGCCCGAGCCTCGAGAGCGTGCAAGGTCAGGCGGTCTTGCCGTCGCGGGGCAAATCTTCCTCGGCGTTGCCGAGTGTATTTGCCCCGCGAACCTTGCCCCTCGTCGGAAGCCCGGGCAAAATAACGGGTACAGCGGAAACGACCGACCCGACGGGAACAGTCAGAAAAAATAACATCAAGATATAACAAAAAGATGCCGGGGGAAGGGCGGCTTTATACCAAAGCCCAGACCGGCATTTCTTTTTTCCAGACGGCAAACTCCCTCACCTCCAAGAAACAGTCGGGGCTGGCGCATATTTCTTCCTATTCGTTTTCAATATGTTCTTTCCATTGATTTTATCATTTCAAATGAATAGCCGGTAATCAAATGTCTGTTCGGATTTATGGCGCAACAAGTGGCTCACTTGTGCCAATGTATTGGAGGTGTCGATAGTTGCCGGCAATTTAGTATATAAATTAAATGAATTCCAATTCATCTTAGTGAATCCCAATATTTCAGTCGCA